TCCATTTCGTCTGCATGGATTGGCGACACATGGGTGAGCTTCTTGCCGCCGGCAGGCAAATTTATGATTCGCTCCTCAACCTTTGCGTCTGGGCGAAAAACAACGGTGGCATGGGCTCTTTCTATCGCTCCCGTCACGAACTCGTGTTTGTATTCAGGCACGGTAAGGGCCCCCATCGCAACAATGTGAGGCTGGGGGAATATGGACGTAACCGGACCAACGTATGGGAATATCCGTGTGTAACCACGCTCTCCAAACAGGGTGATGAAGGCAACCTTCTCGCCCTTCATCCGACGGTAAAGCCTGTAGCACTGGTCGCCGATGCCCTTCTCGACTGTTCCGCTCGAGGTGAGATTGTCCTCGACAGTTTTCTAGGTTCCGGCAGCACGCTGCTTGCGGCGGAACGCATCGGCCGGATCTGTTTTGGCATCGAGATCGACCCACTCTATGTCGATGTAGTCATCCGCCGCTGGCAACGGCACACGGGACAGCGGGCTGTCCACGCAGTCAGCAGCAAATGTTTCGATGATCTAGCAACTGCTGAGGCGCACCGTGGGGGATAACGAGGTCGTTTCCGAAGTCGGCTATGGCAAACCGCCCAGACGAACGCAATTCGTCAAGGGCCAATCCGGAAACCCAACAGGACGACCCAAGGGTTCACAAAACCTTACCACTGTTCTAACCAAAGCAAGCCGGCAGCGCGTCAAGATAACGGAGAACGGTCGCACTCGCCACGTCACCAAGTTCGAAGCGACCATGCTCCAGCTCTTCAATAAGGCTGCCTCGGGTGACCTCAGGGCAATCGCATCGCTTCTTGACTGGATCAAGTACTTCTCCGAGTCCGACCAGTCCACGGTCGCTTCCACTTCACCACACGAACGTGACGCATCCGTCATGAAAAGCATTGTCGAACGAATCCGGAATTCACAAGCCGTCATGTCACACAAACCAACTGATGCTTCCGATCCATCCCGAAAGGAGTCCTGAAGATGGAGCTTTCTTACGCCGAATACGAATTTATCTTGCGGAATGATCTGATGAGCTTCATCGAGCGGTCATTCTGCGAACTAAATCCGCAGACTGTATTCTTGACCAGCGCTCACATCGAAGTCATGGCGTCACGACTCGAGGCATGCCGCCTAGGCGCGACCAAACGCCTCATCGTCAACCTACCGCCGCGTTCTCTGAAATCACACGCGGTCAGCGTAGCGTTCGTCGCATGGCTACTTGGCCACGATCCAGCCTCGCAGATCATTTGTGCCAGTTACGGCCAGGATCTGGCCGACAAGCATGCCAGGGATTGTCGACTACTGATGGCAAGTTTCCTTTATAGGAGTCTCTTCCCCAGAACTCGACTCTCACCTGAAAAGCAATCGGTAGGCGAGTTCATGACCACGGCACAAGGATTTCGGATGTCGACCTCAGTAGGTGGCGTCTTAACTGGGCGGGGAGCCGACTTCATCATCCTGGATGACCCGTTGAAACCGGATGACGCTCTTTCTGAAACGAGACGCAACAGCGTAAACGAATGGTATGACAACACTCTATTGAGTCGGCTGAACAGCAAGGAGAACGGCATCATTATTCTGGTCATGCAACGGCTGCATCAGGACGATTTAGTCGGCCATGTATTGGGCCAAGAACGCTGGGAGGTCATATCGTTTCCCGCCATTGCGGAAGAGGACGAGGTTCATCTGATCGAGGATCCCTTGGGCCAGCGACGCTTCGAGCGCAAGACTGGCGAAGTGCTGGAACCAAAACGCGAATCCAGGTCTACGCTTGCGGCGATCCGTCGGACAATGGGTGAATATAACTTCGCCAGCCAATATCAGCAGAACCCAATGCCTCTCGGCGGCGCCATTGTAAAAACCGAGTGGCTGAAGTACTACGCGCCTCACGACTTGCCCGAAAGATTCAGCTGCATACTTCAAAGTTGGGACACCGCTAACAAAGGCGGCGAGCTGAACGATTTCAGTGTCTGTACAACTTGGGGAGCCGTGTATGACCGCTACTACCTGCTCGATGTATTTCGCCGACGCCTCGACTATCCCGATCTTGAGCGCGCGGTTCGCGAGCAGGCTCGCCACCACCACGCCGATATGGTTTTGATTGAGGACAAGGCCTCCGGAACGCAACTGATCCAAAACCTGAAGGCCCGATGGATGCCCGGCATCGAACCATATGACCCTCCCGCTGGGTCCGATAAGATCTTGCGCCTCTATGCCCAGACCGCGGAATTTGAGAGTGGCCGGGTGGTTTTGCCACACGCGGCCTCTTGGTTGGAAGAATATGTGCGCGAATTGACTTCGTTTCCCGGCACCAAATATGACGATCAAGTGGATTCGACAACGCAGGCGCTCGATCACCTGAAAACCAAGGGGTCTCTTGCGGTTTGGACGAAACTCTGACGAGCTTCAGCTAGCAGACCGAACGAAATCTTCTCTCGCTTCTTCGCTTTCTTCCGTTCCCGCCGCTCCTTCGCTTTCTTCTTCACATGGGTCTGGGGTTCGCTTGACTGTTCGCCCGAACAGAGCAGCAATGTTGACAGCCGAGGGGGCACCAATGGAGTCGAACATCTCCAAACAGATCGCCAAATTGCCCGGTTTCTCCCGTGAGCAGTTGCTCGGACTCTGGCAGAAGCTATACGGAAGAGCGGCTCCGGCAGGTATCCGCAGGGAGTTGATTGTTCCTTTTTTGGCCTACCGGATACAAGAAAACGCCTATGGTGGTCTCAAGCCCTCGACGCTTTCGGAACTCCGTTGCATTGCACGCGACCTTGAAAAGCCCGGAAGTTCGACGGACTTCAGAAGTCGACCCAGAATCAAATGCGGGACCCGCCTCATTCGTCAGTGGCGAGGAGAAACACATGAGGTCGTCGTAGCTGAGTCGGGCTACGAATACGGAGAAATTAGGTACCAGAGCCTCTCCGAGATTGCGCGCAAGATCACGGGTACACGGTGGTCCGGCCCTGCCTTCTTCGGATTGAAGACAAGCAAACGTGCTCGAGGTTGTAGCGATGGTTGACAAGCGCGTTCGGTGTGCCATCTACACACGCAAATCCTCTGAAGAAGGATTGGATCAGTCCTTTAACTCTCTTGAGGCTCAGCAGGAAGCCTGCCGGGCCTTCATCCTGAGCCAGAAGCACGAGGGCTGGACCGCATTAAGCACCCGGTACGACGACGGAGGCTTTTCAGGTGGCACGATAGAGCGCCCCGCACTGAAACGGATGCTGGACGACATTAACTCTGGCAAGATTGAAACCGTTGTTGTCTACAAAGTTGACCGTCTAACTCGCTCCCTGAACGACTTCGCGAAGATTATTGAAGTGTTCGATTCCCACCGCGTCAGCTTCGTATCAGTCACCCAGCAGTTCAATACAACGACTTCCATGGGCCGGCTGACTCTAAACGTCCTGTTGTCGTTCGCCCAGTTCGAGCGCGAAGTCACTGGCGAGAGGATTCGGGACAAGATTGCCGCCTCGAAAAAGAAGGGCATGTGGATGGGCGGCACCGTCCCTCAGGGCTACGATTGCGTTGACCGTCGGCTCGTCGTGAATCCGGTAGAAGCACGAACCATACGGCAAATTTTCCGAGAATATCTGCGGCTCGGCTGTGTCAGCCAACTCAAAGAATTCCTGGATCGCAAACGGATCCACAGCAAGGTCCGAACCAGTGCCGTTGGGCGAACCTCTGGAGGTACGGCGTACTCCCGGGGAGCGCTCTATCATCTGTTGAATAATCGCATTTACATCGGTGAGATTATCCATCGAGAAAAGGTTCACCCCGGCCTGCACGAAGCGATCGTTTCGCGAGAGCTCTGGAATAAGGTAGCTACCCGTTTGCAAGAAAACAATCAGGCCCACCGCACGGGGAAGTCGCATTCGACTCCGAGCTTGCTTGCGGGCAAGCTATTCGATACCAATGGTGTCCGTTTCACGCCAACACACGCCGTCAAAAGCGCAAAGCGGTACCGTTACTACACGTCGCAGACGGTGGTTCGTAAGGATGACATCGGGCCGGTCATCACGCGGTTCCCCGCTCAAGAACTAGAGCAATTCGTCATGTCGCAGGTGAGGCGACTCCTCCAGACGCCCTCCAAGTGCACAGCGGGGATGGAGAACAGCCCAACTAAAGCTGTAGCCACAGAACGAGCCGAGAGTCTGGCGAAGCAATGGCCCAGACTGTCGACCTCGAAGCAGCACGCGATCATCAGGAACATCCTGAGACGCGTAACAGTCGGACGGACAACAGCGTGGATCGAGATTGATAAAACCAGGCTTCTGGCAAGCCTAATGGGGCAGAAGCTTGAGGCTCTCGGTCCCGCGTGCGGGCACAATATTAGTGCCCTACGACTCGCGGCTGACTTTCGAGTCCTCCATCGGGGAGGCGAACTTCGTGTGTTATCGCCTCCAGGTGACTCATCCTTCCAAGAAAGGCCAGTGCCGTCGTTGGTGAAGGCAGTCGCCCGTGCCCACGAGTGGTACGAACGAATCGCTGCCGGCGAGTTTACCAACATCAATCAACTTGCGGAGAGGGTGGGACTGACTCGACGATATGTCCGGCGAATCCTACAGTTCGGGTATCTATCACCTCAGATCACGGAAGTAGTGTTAACGGGCAAACACCGGCCCAGCCTCACACTCAAAGAATTCCTGTGCGGTGTTCCACTTGATTGGCAAGAACAGGAAAAGCGGCTTCTTCCCGAGGTATTTCTTGACAGACCGATCGGCTGACGACCGAAGAAACCTTGAGGAACTGACCATCCACGGTTTGTCTACAGCGCCGAATCGACAAATCAGAGACTCGGATATCTCGTCAAAGAGTATTGCTATGGCGAGTAGATTTAAACGACCGACCTCCTGGTCCCGAACCATAGTCGTACAAAATCTAAGCTGTTGAATTGGCTTGGATTCCCCTGTGCAGCCCTCTCATTAGGTGCGCTACGCTTTGCGCTACTTACCACCAGGCATTACGTCTCTCTGCGACGCTACGAAGACCCTTGTACAAATTAAGCCAAAGAGTCTTCGGGGAGCGTCGCTGACATGGATTCCTGAACTGATCTCTTTGGTTTCAAACCGGGGCTCGGTCTTGGACATATTCTCTCGTGTCAGCGGAAAGGCGTGAGGTCGCGCAGATGGACCGGTTGAGTAGCACGAGCCTGGAATCCGTCTCTTAACTTCTGCAGCGCTAAGCAAACAACCA